ATACGACATAGTCCTGAGCAAAGTTGGTAAGCAGACAAACATGTTATTAAAACTTATGAATATGAAAGAGGTATACGATGACAATAGATGCATAAATGAAATGTTTATAGAGTACGATGTACTTGTCAAAAATGGGGCTGCCAGAGAATCTGAACCAGATCCTGAACTCGGATCGCATCCACCAAAAAGACCCGAGACTGTTCGTAGATTTTTTTAATTTCATCTCTTTTTAACGACTGTGACGCTTGGAAGAGCCTTCTTTTTCTGTTCTTGACGCTGAGTAGGTTCCATGTCATGTCTCGGATTGTAATTCTTCTGGTGGTATTCCCAAAGGGCTGGAGATCCTATACGAAAATTTGAGTGTAGTTTCGCCTTGTACCAAAAGACACAGTCTTCAATCTTATTACTACGAGAAGTATTATCAAGAACAAGACACTCAAAGTTTTCTGTACACGAATTCATAACTTGATTGAACATTTCAAAAGTTGGAAAAATTCCAAAAAAGTTTTTAAAAATCTTTTCACGATTTTGTAAAATATTTTCACGAAGAACAAAAACATAATCAATATTGGCTCGGAGGTCTGGGGTCAAGTCCATACAATATTGCATGGTCAACATGAAGAATATTTTCCAGTGCCTTCCATTCATGAAACACTGCCGAATACAGACATCCTTCATAAACTTTCGGTCGTACATGCAGTCATCAAGCAACATGAACGCTCCGCAATTTGTCTTACCCTGACTAACTAATGTTTTTTGGCGTGCGAGAACTCTTTCAATTGCTTCACGATCATAGTCACCATAAATGAACAAGTCGGGAACAAAAGTTCTATAATGATGATTTCCATCTTCAGTTGCTGACATGACTATACCGGCTGGGAGATGTCTCTTATGATATAAAATATCAGTTACCAAAACAGATTTACCAGTATTTCTTTTTCCTATAAAAACACAAATCTTATCATCCGCCATATTGGCGGGGTTGAACTTCCGCAGCTGAAGTTTACTCATTACTATTGTGTGCATAGGTTTTTAGTTTTCATTTTTTTCACATGTCATTTGTGATTAATAACAAGTTGTTCGGGAACCTAGTTCCAGGATAAAGGGGTTTAAACTTTATATTGTATACTAATAGTAATGTCGAGTGGACGTGTACAGCTTGCGGCTGTTGGTATACAAGATAAGTTTTTAACTGGAAACCCTGATGTGACATACTTTATAAAAAAGTTTAACCGTCATACAAAATTTGCACTTGAAGTCTTGAATACAACATTTTTTCAGACGAATATTAATTTCGATAGTTGGGTAAATGTTATAATTCCAAGAAATGGTCAACTTATAAGAACAATATATGTTCGTTTAATTCTTCCCCCTTTAACAACTGGTGGATACACAAATGCAATTGGAAATGCAATTATAGAGCACGCTGATTTAGTTATTGGTGGACAGACTATAGAGCGTATAAATGGTGAATATATGCAAATTTATGATCAATCCTTTATAAGCGGATCTCAACAAGATGCTTTGACCTATATGGTTGGTTCGACGGACCGCGGGCTATATGGACTGGGTCCAGCTGTTGAATATAAAACTGGTGATGCTAATCCTGCATATGGCTGGTACCCTAGGACTTTTATAGTGCCACTTCCTTTTTACTTTAACAGGAGTGAGGCGCTTGCAATTCCATTGTGCGCCCTGACTCGTCAAGAAGTTGAGGTTAGAATAAAGTTTCGTCCACTTGAACAACTTATTGCGGGTGGGTATGTACAAGGTAATATAGTAAACACTACTAGCATTTCATGGACTACTCCATCACCTCCTATGCCAAACCCACCTATTTATAATTTACCACTTAAAACTGTTACATGGTTAGCGTATTCATATTTGTTTGCTAGTATACCAGCATCTTCAACTTCAAATATTTATTACTATGATAGTAGTGGAAATGGACAATATTATAATTTATCATATCTTTCACCTTCTAACTTATCAGAAATAACATGCATTAGCCAAAATAACACAGGTGTTACACTTGTTTTGTGTAAAAATAATACTGGAAGTACTAGTAATAATGCAGTGTATTCATTACGTGGTCCCTATGGAAATTTTAAGGTTGTATCAGGAACTTCGACAGCATATAATTTCTTACAAGTTGCAAGTGATGGAACAAACTTTTTAGCAATTATGAGAGATTTAGGACTTTTTTATAATCTTGTAAGTTTTAAAAGTACTACATTTGCATTGACAATTGAATATGCTACACTTAATCAATATGTTAGTGTAACTTGGTCTCCAATATTAGAAGCCTATGTTATAGGGGATAGTTCTGGTAAGATGTATACATATAAAATAGGTGATGGTTTTGTAAAACAAATAATAAATGTCACCGGACCTTATTCGGCTTATTCTCCAAAGTATGGACAAATATATAACAATTCACAAATTGTATGTTCAAATACAGTTATATCTAATTTGTATGCTTCATCTTTTAACGGTGGTGTAACTTGGTCTTTTACTGTTCCGAGTGGAACAACAAGTATAGCATATGGAGCGTCCGTCGATACTTTTTTTACAATTCAAGAAACGAATAGTACATTCAATGTAGGATTTCCTGTAAATGTAAACTCTACAGCTTATCCAGCACCTGTATCAGGATACCAATTTCAAGCCAGTCTTCCAGTTGAATATGTTTTTCTAGCCGACGAAGAGGTTAAATATATTCAGAGTTCAAAAATTGATTATGTCATTACACAACTCCAGTTGGCTTCTGTTGTAATACCAGCTGGTATAACCAAACTTTCAGGATACCGAACATATTTTATAAACCCAACCAAAGAAATGTTCATCACAATACAAGATTCAAATGTCTTGGCAATAAATGATTATTTCAATTATTTGAATACCTCAACAGGTCTTGAACAGCTTGTCAACCTAGAATTACAATTTAATGGCGAGGATATAATATCGTCTACAATTGCAGATAATTTATATCTAGGAAAGGTTCAGTTTTTCAATAATCACACAAGACTTCCAAATATGGCTATTTACAATTATAGTTTTTCTATAGATCCCGAAAATTATTTACCAACGGGGCAAGTGAATATGAGTCGCATCATGAATCAAAACTTTTGGATAAACTTTACACCAAATCCAAATATACGCAATGTAAATATTTACACCAAGTCCTATAATATTTTGAGGGTACAAAACGGACTCGCGGGAGTTTTGTTTATGGATAATAATTTCATAAAGTAAATGGATGAAAACTTTATTAAAGTGTGCACAGAACTTTTACAACCTGTTATCGAAAGTGGTATGATACTTGCCGGAAATTATGCCAAAGGATGTGGTAGAAGCACACTCACAGCAGAAGATGTCAGGTATTCACTTCGATATGCAGTGCGCAACCTTGTTGGAAAACACACAGGAACACTTTTTCCAGAGGATGATGATTCGGATGATTCGGATGAGAGTGATATTGAATGTGTAGACGAAGATGACGAACCTTTTACAAGATACTCAGGAGATGACAAACTGTTAAATGACATAAATGAATCAAATGAAACGTGGGATTCTTGGATTCCTGAAAGTCCTATAGAAATAATGCTTAAAGATTCTATCGATAAAACGTATTAGATGAACTTTAAAAAGTTTCGAGACATAGGTGATTCAGAACCCAGGGCGTGGATTGCATCAGTAGGAACAAAGTTTACTACAGAAGAATATGATGAGGATGAGTTACCAGTTCCATATTGTGATGAAGAGGAAGAGGAAGATGAAGAGGATGAAGAATTAGTGGAAGAAAATGAGACGGAGACTGAGACGGAGACTGAAAGTGTAAGTAGTGTATCTACAAATCCATTAAAACGATCCTTCAGACGCAGTACACCGACTACAGTTAGTATCGTTTTACAGGAGGAATATGATTTCAGAGATGAATAATTTTCTTGTAAAATATAAAATGAGCACAATTATTGGAACCTTTGAATCACTGTCCCTCAACTCGATTGTGACCGGCTTTAGCTTTGCATCCGCCATTGCATGGATGGATGTTGTTCGTTGGGTTATTGCCAATGTTGTCAAGGTGAACAAATCCAGTGGAGCTTTTACACTCCTTGCCGCAGTTCTAACCACTGTTCTTTCTATTTTTGTGTACTTGATTCTCAGCAATGTTTCACGTGAGGTTAAGGCACCTCAGACTCCAGTCTACGCCGTTACTGGTTAAGCAATTGAACGAGCAAGTGGGTTATTTGCGAGTTGCCTCTTTGCAACATTCAAGTCGAGGCACGCTGCATTATCCTTGTACGCATTAAAGTTGTAGTACATGGCGTCAACGTACTTGTATCCATTTTCTCCATCCATTGGTCCAAAATAATTATCAGACTTGTCAGAGTCAGACCGCACAGCGGTCAACATACCGCCTTGATTGAGCGGACTTGCACGAACATTCATTCTTCCTGCATTTCCTGGTCTATCTGGGTTTGAACGTTTATCATCAACCTTTATACCATACTTTTCCAACTCGGCGTCAGTGTATCCATATGACCCGGTTCCATACTTGTTCATCATCTTCACAGCCGGTTCATTTGTGTAACCACTGACAAAACTATGAATACCTGGTTGAGGGTTATTTGTATGATAAAATTGTTCGATATTACCATCACCTTTATTACGGGTGGGATCATCTTGTGACTCTTGAAATGGTACAAATCGTTTAGCCGGTGCAAACTCGAGTCCGTCGGTTCTGAGTCCGGTTTCCGCGCGGTCTGTTGAACGCATAGTCTTGACATAAGACTCGCGTATGGTTGTACCGGTGACAGCACCACCCTGCCCCTGAGCGCGAGTACCTACATCAGGGCGGCGAGTCGGTAAAAAGGCGGTTTTAGAAGGTGAAAATTGTGTGAGTTCTCCAACTTGTCCGGTACGCCAACCAGTTGTGTCAGCACCTGGAGCTATACGACCCGGAAGTTGTGTCAGTCTGTACGCTCCAACATTGTTCGGGTTGACACGGTACAACTGTTGGAAACCACCAGAGGCTGGAATCTCTGGATCGAGACCAAGACCTCGTCCTACGTACACCTTTTCACTCGGAGCCAAGTTGTTCATACGAGCTGAAACGTACATGCGATTTGATAGGTCATGCGTGGGCTCCCCGTGTACATATTGAGAAAATGCAATGTCACCAAAGTTTCCAACCTCTTGTTTTTTATTGACTGGTTCTGCAATTATACCTGGTTGACGAAGATGGTTCAAGACGAGTTCTCGAGACTCACTATCGTCATCGTTATATTCTTTTGGTTCATTTGTAACTGCAAGGGTTTGTTCGGTATCAACTTGTTCTTGCGCTGAGATACCTAATTTTCTCCCAGCGTAAATAATTCCGATTATTGCAGCTATAGATAACGGATCAGCCATCCTTTAGAATATACTACATTTTATTTACTGCGACAATACCTAGCGGTGAAGAGTGCATTTTGTTTGTCAGCCCGAGTGCTACCAGGGTCAAATGACATTGTCCTTTGTGGACCAACTCGAGACATGTCCTGTAAAGGGAAGAGGTCTCGCTCATATGTACGGATAAGAACCTTGTTAAAACGTTTCGTACTCTGGGAACGAAGTTGATCATCAAGCATCATGAGTTCATTTGGTGCACCCTTCCCAGCCATGTATGGCGCGGTTCCATACTCCATGGTGCTCGCTCGGCAGCACGTGTGGAGTGAACTGGGTTGAGGATACACCGTAATTGCGTCAAAAGCACATTCATATGGAAATGCTCTTTTATCAATATTTGTAAGTCCCGGCTGTAGCTGATATGCCATTTAATATATCACAACAAAAGAAAATTACTTTCCTTGTCCATTTGACATTCCTCGTCCAGTCATACCTGTACGCATATTACCAGATGGATCAAGACCAGCAAAGGCTTCAGACTGAACACCCCAGTAGTCGGCGTCACACTGTTTTGGATCATTACGGCATTGTGGGCTCCATTTTTTACCATAACACCATTCGGCAAAAGCCGTCTGGTCACCTGGAATTGAGGATACAGGCCCTGTTATAAACTGTCTCGCAAATGCCTTTCGCTGATACTTGGCGACAGGTGAACGTGTGCGAGCTGGACCAAATTTGACTGTATTGTCTAGGTACTCTTCAACTTCAGGTTTTACAGTTGGATACCAACACGCCCCGGGGCGGTTCGGATCATCCGTATAATCTGTTAGGAGTACGTTACCAAGCGGGTTATCACTTGTTGGAGCTTGACAGTCGCTTGTTCCTACTACAGTGACTCCGGGTTCTTTCACAGTTCCACTTTTTGAAAATAAAAAGAGTATACCAATTGCAAGAAGGGCTAATACTATAACTCGTATATCCCTTTTTAATAGATAAAGAACACATGCAAGGTACAGGATGAAACGCGTACTGGCGTTTATCCTTTCCGCGGATGATTGTTTATCGGTAGGCCAGAATACGAGAATTTTATCAGAT